CTTTAGGTAATCAATATTTTTTAAATACAGGTGGACAATGCTGTATTTCAAAAGATTCGTCTGGCAATTGTATTGAACAAGTTGACCGATATATGTATATTAATAGTATACCAGATGGAAGTATTCCATTTATACAAAATGATATGTCTAGTGATTCAAATGCTCCAAAAGGTTTATTGATAGGCATTTTGGAAGATTTAGAGGTTCTTGATCCATTTGCGCTATTTGACGCTTTTACTAGTAGCTCAAACCCTACTTGTATGCAAATAACATTACAAGTAACTGATACTAGTAATAATGTTTCACAAGATACACAATATGTAGCAGAAAGTGATGTAAACAAAATCAGTCCTTGTAAATTTACAGATTCTAAGTATAATAAAACAAATCCATTTAATAACAAGAAATGTGGTGAAGCATTCTCAAATATCAATAATGCGTATTTTGATGAAGACAGTCAATCATTAGATCGATACTATCCAACTGATCCAATAATACTGTTGTATTTTATCCTAATATTTATTCTTGGATTATATATCTTTTACAAAATATCTTATAAATAATATAATTTACTTCTATTTATGTCCATTATTTCGAGTGCGTCGTTTCTTATTTGAATATCGATATCTATATGTTCTACGACGTTTATACTTTCTTCCTCCTTGTACGGATTTTTTTAAATCATTATTTAATGCTGCTGTCTCTGCATCTTCATCTTCATCTTCTCTGATAAAAGATTGTTCCGATTCAGGAAATGAATTTTCAAAGTTGGGAGGGGCTGGTGCTGCTAAATCTTCTGCTGCTAAATTTGTTGCTTCTGGCATTGCTGCTGGCATTGCTGCTTCTGGCATTGCTGCTTCTGGTATTGCTGCTTCCGGCATTGCTGCTTCTGGTATTGCTGCTTCTGGCATTGCTGCTTCTGGCATTGATACTGGTTCTTCTTCCGTCGTTGATTGCGTTGGAATGATCTCATTTACTTGCGATGACGATGCTTTTTCAGGTTCTCCAAATATTCCAAGCATACCCTTATTTTCTTCAGTTTTTTCATTAGAAACATTTTTATATAATTCATTCGATGTAGTAAGTTCATTTACTTTGTTGGTCAAATCTTGATTAGTAACTATTTCTTCTTCTTTTTCTTCATTTCCTAATGTAGGCACAATAGGCGCAACCACAGGAGTAGTTGTATTCGATGAACCAAATAAATTAAAGAAACCAAAACCATTCTTTTGTGGTGGTGCACTTATCACGCTACATTTGTCTACCTCATTTTTTGCGGATTCTGCTCTTTCAACATCGATTTTTACTGAATCAAAAATATTAATGAATTTAACATATAGTTCTTTTGTTTTATTTAACTGTTCTTCGAATTCCTTCCCTGCATTGTAAACTTCCTCATATTTTTTGTTTTTGTTAGATGTGCTACTAAGCAGATCACCAACCCAACTTCCACCATTCATATTTATATTATTTCCTGCTAGATTCTGAGACACCTTAGGCATATATTATAATAAGAAATTATAATATATTATCATTTTTTCATCATTTTGTATAACCAAAATGCAGCTATTGCACCAGCAGTTTCAAATACTATATAAGGAACTATTTGCTCTGTACTAATTTTCTTACATGCCATTAATGCTAAAGCAACTGCAGGATTGTATGCCGCACCTGATATAGGACCACCAAAATAAGCAATAATTGCTAAAGTTGCTCCAACAGCTAACCAATTTTCAGTCGCTAAAATTACAAAAGTCAACAGTAAAGTTCCACAGAATTCAATAATATATGTTTTCAAATTAGTATTCATATATATAATTTATATATAGATTAATATCCTTGCCCAACAATTGCCCCTGAATTACATATACCTCCTCCTGCTGTACATGACTTATTATATATAGAACCTTTCTTTGCCGGTGCGACACAACCAGCGGATCTTGTTCTTTGAAGACGAGTGCGAACAAAGCTTTTATCATAACTCTTAAAACTTAACAATGCGTCATTAGGTAAGCCTTGCTTATATGAACTCTTACCAACTGATCCTCTTTTCAATATTGATGTTCGCATTGAAGAACATATTGGTGTAATATAATTCATATGTCCAGTTTCAGCAGGTATCTGTCTTTGTGTTGACGCTGAGAAAAAACGATAAGGTTTTGTTCTCGCTACTTCTTTTTCTCTCGCCAATGCCTGCTGTTTCCATGATGTATCACATTGAGCATATTGAAGTCTAGATTGCGCATAATCGCCTCCTCCATCTGATGGATAAAACTTTGGCGGATTAGGATGTTTTCCGGGTAAAGAACCATAACTATGATATTGTATGTTACCAGGCGTTTGCGATGTGCTTAATGGTCCAAACGTTTGCGCTTGAACATAATTATTTCCTTGCATTGAAGATGGACTTAGTGTGTAATAAGATGCGTAGTTATTCGACATTATAATATAATCATAGAATAAGTATTACTAAATATTATCTTTTACACTCAAATGAGATTAATACCTTCGAATTGCTTTCCATGCTACTTGCGTAGAATGATTTTCATCTCCTCCATTACTGAGATTATTATATGTCTTTACTATTGCTTTTTGTTTTAAATAAGTTAAATAATCAGAACTGTCGTAAACGTATTTGCCATTACAAGCTGCCGCAGGCACAGCTGTTTTATCGCATGCGCTCTGTATTCCTCCAAACCCGCCTGATAATCCATGTAATCCAGGACGAGATTGAGGTGTCTGACAAGGTCCTCCGCAACTGTAATTTTTTCGACAAAGAACATCTCCCGAGTTGGTTACTGCTCTAAAAGGCGTAATTACACGATGAAGTTTAGATGCCGCCAATTGTGTTTTATATACATTATTCCATGCTTCAACAACCTGAAAACGTTGTTGTTCTACATCGATAAAAGTATGATCATCTGTTTGATTCCATTGAGGAGAAAACCCTTTCATGCCTCGTCCAAGACGAGAATAACCAGGCATACTCATTGAAATTCGAGGTGGCATTCCAGTTGATCCATGTAAACTTACGCTTAATCCAGCCATATATAGTATAATATTATATAAAAGATTGGGATATTGAGTTCAATAAACTCATTTCATCCTAAATAATAATATTCATAATATTTATTATTAATATTATGAATATCGCAAAGTTACTCGGTTCTCTTACAGTCATTTTTCTCTCTTTATTGGCATTAGACTCAATCTATTTCTTCTTTGTTCAAGCAAATATGAAAAATATGATTAGTTCTATTCAGCAGACTCCAATGAAGATTAATTTGAGTTATTTTGTTCTTTGTTATCTATTTTTAACTTTTGCGATTTACTATTTCATTATTAAAGAGAGAAAACCTACAATCGATGCCTTCTTACTTGGATTAACTGTCTATGCAATTTACGAGTTGACAAATGCTTCTATTTTTACAAAATGGAAAAATTGGGTTATTTTAGTAGATTCTATTTGGGGAGGTGTTTTGTTCTCTCTTGTAACGATTATATATCGTTATTTTTACAGAAATTAAATATCATAGAATAATTGGACTTCTTCAATCAAATTATCCGTACGATTTTCTATCCAATAATTTATTTGTTTAGACAACCAGTCTAACTGGTTGATCCATTTCTCTCCCCAACAAGAAGTAAAATTAGTTCCTTCATCACTATAGTTGTGAGGATTAAAACGAATGAATACGATTGGTCGATATCCAAACTCTTGTGATATCTCAATAATATGTTTATTATCATAAACACGATTACAATTTATATTATGATATTTTTCATCTATTTCAATAACTAATATTTGGGGACCTAAATCTAATATTAGAATGATTTGACTTTTTGGAGAATCTGTCATCTTATAAGATATCCATGACAAATCTGGAAAACTTGTTTTTATATGTTTTACAACAGAATGGTATTTTTTTGTTTTACTTGTTATAATTACATTTACCATCCCGTCCAATTTGTGTTCAAAACAGTATAATGTTGTTTTCTCTCCTTCGAAACCAAACAAAGAACGCTTTTTACAATCTGGATAATGGCACATGTTGGAATAATAATATAATCATTATATTATTATTATTAATTCAGTTTATAAATGAAATGTAAAAAAATATTAGAAGAATATTATTATTATACCCCATTTATTGAATATCATAGAACAATTGGACTACTTCAACTGTTTTATCCGTGTGATTTGCCATCCAATAATGTATTTGTTCAGACAACGTATCCAATCGATTGATCCATTCATCCTTCTTTGTCTTCTTTACTACACAAATACCCTGCTTATTCTGTCCCCAACAAGAAGTAATATTTTTTCCTTCATTACTATAGTCGTCTGGATTGAAACGAATAAATACGATTGGTCGATGTCCCAAATCTTGCGATATTTCCATAATGCGCTTATTTTCACAACTACAATCATAATCAGTGTGCTGATTTTCGTCAATCTCGATAACTAATATTTGTTCACCTAAATCCAATAATAGATCAGGTCGTCTCTTTGAACAGCCTCCTACTATTGTCTTATCTGCTGTCCATGACAAATCTGGAAATTCTGTTTTTACATGTTCTACAACCGAAAACTCTTTTGTTTTATAATTGCGAGTTACCGGTTTATCTGGAAACATATTGATATAACAGAAAAGACAATAACCATCGTATTTTTCTGTAACAAGAGTATAACACCAATTATTTTGACACGATTTATCTTTTATATTTATCATTCCCTCCAATTTATGTTTTGAACAATATAATGCTTTAAGTCCTTCAAAATTAAAACCAGGTCCAGTTTTACAATTTTCATGTTGACACCTTTTATTTTTTATATCTATCATTCCATTCAATTTATGGATTGAACAATATAATCCCTGTATTTCTCCTTCAATATTGAAATGAGGTTGTGTTTTACAATTTTCATGTTGACACCTTTTACTTTTTATATCTACCATCCCATCCAATTTATGTTCTGAACAATATAATCCTAATTGTGACCCTTCAATATTGAAATTAGGTATCGTTTTACAATTTGGATGAAAACACATTTGATGTTTCACGTCTATCATTCCATTCAATTTATGTTCTGAACAATACAATGCTTTAAGTCCTTCGATATTGAAAGTAGGTTGTGTTTTACAATTTGGATAATGACACGTTTTACTTTTTACATTTATCATTCCATCTAATTTATGTATTGAACAATATAATGTCGTTTGTTGTCCTTCAAAATTGAAAACAGGACTCGTTTTACAATTTGGATGAATACAACTTTTACTTTTTACATTTATCATTCCATCTAATTTATGTATTGAACAATATAATCCTAATTGTGATCCTTCTGTATTGAAATGAGGTATCGTTTTACAATTTTCATGTTGACACGTTTTACTTATCACATTTATCATTCCATCCAATTTATGTTCTGAACAATATAATGCTTTAAGTCCTTCAAAATTAAAATGAGGTATCGTTTTACAATTTTCATGTTGACACGTTTTACTTTTTACATTTATCATTCCATTCAATTTATGGATTGAACAATATAATCCTAATTGTGACCCTTCAATATTGAAAGTAGGTTGTGTTTTACAATTTGGATAATGACACGTTTTACTTTTTACATTTATCATTCCATCCAATTTATGTTCTGAACAATATAATCCTAATTGTGACCCTTCTGTATTGAAAGTAGGTATCGTTTTACAATTTTCATGAAAACACGTTTTACTTTTTACATTTATCATTCCATCCAATTTATGTTCTGAACAATATAATCCTAATTGTGACCCTTCGATATTGAAAGCAGGTTGTTTTTTACAATTTGGATGAAAACACTTTTTACTTTTTACATTTATCATTCCATCCAATTTATGTTCTGAACAATATAATGCTTTGAATCCTTCGATATTGAAATTAGGTATCGTTTTACAATTTGGATGAAAACACGTTTTATTTTTTACATCTACCATTCCATCCAATTTATGTTCTGAACAATATAATGCTTTAAGTCCATTTTTATTGAAAGTAGACCGCTTTTTGCAATCTGGATAACGACACATTCTTTGAATAATAATATAATGAATATATTATTATTTTTAATTCAATTTATAAATGAAAAATAAAAAATTATTAGAAGAATGTTATTATTATATTATCCTATTTTCACATTATTATTTAATTTTCTGTCAATATTCTGGGAGCAACATTCATTGAGATCAATTCTTGGAATAGAAGTTTGCAAGCATATGGTATTTCAACATACGAGAAGTCCGTTCTGTTATCGCAAGTCTTACAATGATGAATATGTACTTCGTCGTTATACGATGCAATCAAACCGCATTTCTTACAAACGTGAACTGAATATTTGTCTGATACGTCATACAACCTTTCTTTTGTAAACCGCGAGGCTCCATGAGCTACTGTTGTATCTCTCTCCATCTCACCAAATCTTAAACCACCATCTCTTGATCTACCTTCAGCAGGTTGTCTAGTCAAGTTCACCATTGGACCAATTGAACGACTGTGTTGCTTATCAAGAACCATATGTTTCAATCTTTGATAGAATACTGGACCAGTGAAGATACTACATTCGTGTTGTTCTCCTGTTAAGCCATTATACAGAAGTTCATTACCATTTGCTTCATATTTTGCCTTTAACAATTCATCGCGAATCGTATCCACATCTAGATGACCGAAACTTGTTCCATCTCCAAATAATCCTAATGATAGCAATACTTTCGCCAAGATGGTCTCCTTCAATTGAGCAATTGTCATTCTGGAAGGGATAGCATGAGGATTCAATATAATATCAGGACGAATTCCATCCTTGGTAAAGGGCATATCTTCTTCTGGAATAATATTACCAATTGTTCCTTTCTGTCCACTACGACTAGAGAATTTATCACCAAGCACAGGAGGTCTTACTGCTCGAACTCGCACTTTGGCAAAGTTATATCCATCTCCATTGCGATCAATATAATTCTTATCAATATACAATTCTTCATCTGTTCTGTAAATGCGACTCTTATCTTCGAATTTGATGACCTTGGTTGGATCATTTCTATTTTCTTTGATTGGAGTAATCTTTGAAATAATCACATCGCGATTTTCGACCAATGTATTTTCAGGAATAACACCTTTGCTGTTGACTTTGTTATAATTCGCAAACTTCATACCCTTTGTCTTTGTTGGGTCTGGTTTACAACGAATTTCTTCATCACCATTGACTTTCTGTTTGTCTTCATCTTTTTCAGTATGATAAATGGTTGCTTGAAACAGTCCTCGATCGATTGATCCTTTGTTGAACAGAAGAGAATCTTCTTGATTATATCCAGTATGTGTCATGATTGCAACCACAACATTATACCCAGAAGGAATATCGTTGATGTGAATCATATCCATAATACGAGTATCCACTAAAGGACGAGCTGGATAGGTAAGAACATAGGATGTCTTATCCATTCGGTTTTCATAGTTTGTAACATAAACACCGATTGCTTGTTTTGCTTGAGCACATTGATATGTATTTCTGGGAGACTGATTATGTTCAGGGAAAGGAATACAAGATGCGAGAATACCGAAGATTGTGCTAGGATGAATCTCACAATGAGTGAACCTATAAATTTCAGTGTTTATTGGGCGATGAACCCATTGTTTCTCCAAGTCGGCTGGTGTCATTGAAATCAAACAGTATGATTGTTCTTCTGGATCAATATACTCAATAATGGCTTCAGGAAGAACACAATTCGTCAACAGGTCATTCCATTTAACATCACACCTTCGAAGTTGAGGAATAACTGATTTTTTCATAATGAGATGATTATTGTTGACTCGTAGCAATGGGCGAGTCAATCGTCCTGCGTCATTACAAATGCGAATCTCAGCAGTCTTATAGTCGAATATGATAGAAACATATATATTCAGTGAACCTTCTTGTTTTTTGAGTTTCAACATATTATACAATGCAACTGGATCTTCAACGATACCGATCCAACATCCGTTAATCAATACTTTGACTTTTCCAAATGTTTGTAAAGGAGTACAAGTTGACAATTCAATGACGTTCTCCAATACGCATTGATATATTGGCTCCGAGTTGGAAGCAATTGTGATATGCGCCATATATGCAAGATTCTTGACAACACCAACAGATTGACCTTCTGGTGTCTCAGCAGGACATAGATAACCCCAAGAAGTATTATGTAACTTACGAGGAGGAATCAGTTTGCCACTTTTATCTGTCGGGGTAGAAATACGACGCATGTGACTCAAACTGCTGACATAAGTCAATCGATTTAGAACTTGTGCAACACCAACTTTGTTACTATTGATTTGTTTGATTCCAAAGTCGCCGGTGGACAATGCCTTTTTCAATCCATTCTCAATCGTTGTTGATTTGATGATCTTATAAATATTTGTCATATTGACAATGTTCATATATTGTTCAGTCGATTTCCAAGAACCATTATTGATTTCTTTGATAATCTGTTTCTCCATATCTTTCACAAGCTTATTGAAGTAATTGCGAAATAGGTTGTTCAACAGAGAACCAGTAAGATCAATGCGTTTATTCAAATATGAATCACGATCACTAGGTTTGATCCAATCAAATTTGGCTTGTAATATGCGATTTGTCATGTATCCCAAGAAGAATATTTTCTGTGACAGAGTAGCACAATGAGGGAATAAATCATTTGACAGAATATCATTTGCAAATTCCAATTTCTTGCGTTGTCCAGTTTCTCTATCCATATTAATGGGGGTATACATAACGTATCCAGTAATATATTTGATAGCATCTTCCTGTGTTAAGCAGGTATTTGCATCAATGATTGACGCAACAAGACCTTGTAATAGATCTTTATATTCAATGTTGTCAATATCCAATATAATATATTGACAAATTTCCATGTCAGGAATGATACCAAGCGCACGAAACAGAACGAATAGTGGGATAGGTTGTTTCACTCGAGGCAACTGAACAACAATGGGAAATCCAAGACCATTATTCTTTGACGAAACGAAGAGGTTCAGTTGTTTAGGAGAGATACATTTGAAGTCGGGGATTGACTTGATTTCCGCACTCCATGTATATTTAGTGTTATTTTTACTAACATTATAAATATATATTTTGTTTTCTGCTGCTCTTTCTTGTCCCAATACAGTTTTCTCTGATCCGTTAATGATGAAATATCCTCCAGTGTCATATTTACATTCACCAATGCTTTTAGGATCAACATGTTTGTATTGAGATAATACGCATATGTTTGATTTAAGCATGATTGGCATTTTTCCAATATGTATTTTTGGGAGAGTTTTGTAAAAGTTTTGAACATTCTCCAGATTTTCGCCGTTTCGAACAACGAAATGTATTTTAATATCAATCGTCATGACAGAAGCATACGTGAAATTGCGAAGCCTGACTTCTTGAGGGAACATCAGTTTAGTTGCTCCATTATTTTCATGAATCTGTGGACGATACAGATTGAAGTTTTCAAAAGTGACAAATAATTCCAATCTATGTTTGCCCGATGCAATATCAAGATCTTGTTCAGACTTGATATTAATTGGATTGAACATTTCGATTGTTTTCATCAATTGGTATTCAATGAAGTGATTGTATGATTCGATTTGATGTCGAACCAGTCTCTCCAAATGTTGCCCTTTGAAGTAACTTTCGATAATATCCCAAGGGGTTTCAATATATTCTGCTGCAAATATGTCGTCATTCTCTTCGACAGATTTAGCATTTGATGTATTTTCATTGATTGTTGTCATTGTTGATTTTATGGTTTGAGTAGATAACATAATTTAGTTATTAATTATTTCAATTTATTTTTAAATCGTTTCGTCTTTATCTTAATAAATGTTTTTTTTAGTAAACAATAAAGCGAATAGAATGCGAGTAAAGAATTCATTATAATACTAATTCTCTATTATAATGAGTTCCAATAAAAAGACGATACAGATTAATCCAGATTTATTTAAACTTCAAGGTTCATCCAAGTCACGAACGAGAAGTAATAGAGAGAGAAAGAAAATCGAGAAACCAATTACTCCAAATCTATTAAAAAGGCAATTAATAGAGAGAATCAAGGATCATAAGAAGAGGTTAGAACAGACAGAACCTCCACGAAGTAGTGTTAGTAAAAATGTCATAGTTCATGAAAAAACAGATGAATCAAAAGACGACGACGATGAATTTATAATGTCAATGAATTATCTTTCTTCTTTATCAGAGAAATCAGAGAAAGAATCAAATATTGAGTCAAAGGGTATACCAACAAGTATTCCAATTTTTCAAAAAATACAAACATCGACTGCACCAAATGTTCAAATGGTTGATATTGAGTTACATGATGATTTTAAAAATACACATATGCAATTGGAAAACGTTATACCAGCAACATCAATATCAATGTCAACAATGGAAGAAGATGATGATGTTTCACAATATCAACAACAACCGCAACAACAAGATATTATATTAAAATATGAAAGACCAACAGATGTTCCATATGGTTGTTTAAAGAATGGAAGTAAACCTACTTATCGTTCTTGGATGACACATAAGAATGATATATATAAACAACAACCAAATGATAATTCTTCTGTTTTGCTTGAAAGAGAGAAAAAGCTGAATGAGTTAAAAAGTCGTTTTAAAGAGAATGAAATAGAAGAACCAAAACAGATAGAAGATGATAGTCCGGTTTATATTAAAAAGACAATTCGAAGAAAATATACTCTTGGAAAGTCAAAAATATATAGAAAAGTTGGAGTATTGATTAAAAACATACAAACTAGAAAAAAAGTAATTGATTCACATAAAGAATTAAAGACTCATCATGTTAATGATATTAAAAAGTATTTGAGAAATAAAGGTCTTATTAAAATCGGCAATCATACTCCAACCGATTTATTAAGAAAAATATATGAATCTGCTATTTTAACTGGTGATGTCAATAATAGTAACAAAGAAACATTATTACATAATTTACTAAATGAATCGAGTGATCATTTTTAATTTTCTTGATTTAGTCCTCATCTGAGTCTTCGAATCTCGCCTTCTTTTGTGGTTCAGCATCAACACCAATATATGCATCTTCATCATCTTCGGCATCGGCATCTTCTTCCTCATCTTCATCCGAATTTTCATATTCTGGAGGAATTACAAGTTCTTCTTCTTCCATATCTATTTTGGGTTTTTTACTAATAATCTGTTCTACTTCTGTGGGATATTCTTCCTTTTTCTCCTTGTCACCTTTCTTCTTTCGCATTGGTGGTGGTGGAAGTTGTGAGATACCTTCTAAATAATTCTCTTCGGCAACATCTTCTGCTTGTGGCGACTCTTCGAGATCATAATAAGACTTTGCTTTTACAGTATTTTGTATAGGTGCGGTTATTTGTTTACGTTGTTGATATTTCATTGTTCGCTTATATTCATCGGAAGTCTCTAATTTTGCGATAATAGAGACGAATCGATCATTCAATTCAAATCGTTGTCCGATAACGATTGCTACAAAGATATCACCTTCCTTGATAGTATTAAAGTAATCGACATTATAGTGATGGTCTCTTGTAATAAATACAATTGCCGGAGAAGGTTTAATATTTGCTATATCTCCACGAATTCCAGCTTTTGTAATATTCACAGCAATACAAGTAATTTTCATTCCTTCCACTGGTAAACTTGTTTCGCATTCAAATAGAACTTCGAATATGATATTTCCGCCTCTAACTGTTCCACTGGAATAACTGATTATTTTGGAAGATCCTGGTTTGATGAATCCTTCAACCACACATTTTCCTTCATAATCATCTTGTATTTTTTGTCGTATTGTTTCATCAAGATTTTGTCCGATCGAAATGATAGAAATACTAATACTTCGAGTAATCATCGATGGAGCATATATTGCGGAATCGACAACTCCTTTCTTTTGTCTTCTGCTATTAAATTTGGATTTCATTTGTTGCGTTTGCATTGTTTTCATTATATTATTCATTATTATATTTATTTATATTCAATTTTATTTTATTATAGTAATCCAGTCTCTACATATTCATTCAATCGATATATATATAATATTTCTTAGTTATTTCTTACCTGTTTTTTTGAGAGGTTTTGTTTCTGGTTGAAATACGAAATTCATCGTATAATCAACTGGTTTCATATTTACAAATTGTATAAAGTTCTGTAATTCATAATTTAAAAACCATATTTTGTTTTCTTTATTTACTTTTTCATAATACCGAAGTATAAATTCGCATATATAACATAGTTCACTTTCATTTGTATATTTCAAATTGACATATGTAGGTGTCACTTCTAAATAATTATAATATTGTGATGGAGGTTTCGTTGTATCACTTAATTGGTATATTTTACTATTGACAATTTCATTCAATGTTTCGGTCATTTGTGTCTTATTCGTGCTTTTATTACATATTCGACCAGTTGGTGTCCTCTTTACATCTGGTTGTTTTTCAGTAATCTTTGTTTTAAATACCATTATATTATTATCTTTCATATCAATGAACCCGACTAATGAATTAAATAATTTCCCCATGAGGGGTGATAAATCTTCACTTTTTTGTTTCAGCATACGTTGCGAATCACTATAATCGGCAGTATTATAATTTACTTCTGTTCGATTCCACTGAAGAGTATTTGTATCTTTATGAAACATATAATAATGAGGTTTAGCCTTGTAGCTGATATATCCAAATGCGATTGAACCTTTATCACCTGACATGCGTATGAGCAGACTATCGCAGTATAATTTGAGTATTTTTATAAAATCATCGGTATCATCGTATTCATCTATATCTAAACTATATTGTAGTAACAGTATTTTCTCGTCTGGTAATAGATCATCAATAATATGTTCAACTAACATTTGTTGTAATGTCTCTCTTGGAACGGGGTCACTTGCGCTACGAATGAAGATACTATAATTACTTAAATTATACATTACGATACCTAATATAATGTGCTTTTCTATCCAAACCTCTTCTCCGTCATAGACTTTGGGTATTTCACGTATTTCCTTTTCGGTTTTATTGAAAATCTCCATTGACAGATCATATTTGGATTTCATCAAACTAACTAATTTGCCATATTTTGTATCTACATTCGCGCGTTCTACTTGAGGTGATTGTATTTTCAGTAGTTCTGCTGCTTTAGCAGGAACGGCAGCAGGTGTTATATCTCTTATAATATCGATTTTTTCTGGTAAAGCCTTGATTGGTACACTTCTATCATAGAGAGAAATATTCTTGTTATCTAATTCATTTGGTTGAAAGAGATAATATTCACCGATATTTACTAGATGTCCATTTCTCTCATATTTATCTTTAATGAATATATTTCTGTCATCAACCACATGTGTTAACGCAGCATATATTTGAATAATAGAATATCTATTGTGTGGATTGATTCTTTTTATTAAATCCAGTTTTTTGTAGAAAAATCGTTCTTTAAATAGTCCTTTGATGCGATTAATAATAGTATCGATGTTTGCGTTTGCAAATGCTTCTCCATATGTATATTCATTCGTATTCGTCGGTGTAACAGAACTACATTGATAATCACAATCTTCCATATAATCGCAAGTCATACTATATGGACTATCACCAACTTGAAATGGAATTGTTACTTTTGGTTGAGTAGAGAGAATAATATCCAAAGTAGTATTGATCTTTTGTTGAGAGAAGTTAGTCTGGTCATGATTGAGAATACAATCAACTGCGGTTTTCTTCAATAATCTGGTTACGACACCGATTTGTTTTGCTTTAAATTCTGCAACTCGATATATATATACATCTGCCGTTTCTGTATTTTTATCTTTCTCTGATAGAACTGTTCCATGTAAAAATATTTGTACGTTTCTTTTCTTTAAAGGCAACCATTTATGACTCAAATTACGGACAGCACGACCAACGACTTGTTCAATTCGATTCATATTATACCATGGTTCTAATATATGAACTTGACGTATTGCTTTAAAGTCAATACCTTCTGATCCTGATTGAGAGATTAATACCACTTTGATTTTCTCTCCAGAAATATCTATATTTTTCACTTCATCGAAGATATTATCAATATTTGTGATTGCTTTGACATCTCCGTCATTATTAGGAGATAAATGACTATCGCCAGTAATCATGATATATTTTGCTGGTTTAAAATCCGGTCTTTTTGTTGATTCCATTGTTCTCACATCTACTGCTGCAGTAGGAGGTGTTTTAAATAGTGAGTTTGAACCGTATCTTGTAAATCCCATTTCTTCTAATGCTAATGCCATTGGTATAAGTCCACCATATAAGTATTGAGAATAAATGAGTATAATACCCTCTGAGATAATACCTGTTTGTTTGTTATGTATCGTATCACAAATGCTTTTTATCTTTGAACTATACTTGCCGATATTATCTTGATCAAAGAATGCACCATAACCTGCTTTATATTCGTAATTTAAATTTTTATTGAATGACATTACTGTAGAGAGACCTTTATGACCATATAATTCTGATATTCTTACATTGCCATATAATTGTTCGTTTAGTTCAGAATCTTCCGTGTTTACATCAGCGTCCAAATCTGATAATAATTCTTCATCTTCTGCTGGCGAATTCACCCCCTTTGCGGGAGCACCCCCTCCCATTTCATCAGAATTGGCTGTATTCTGGTCAGATTCTTCTTCTTCTTCTTCTTCTTCTTCTTCTTCTGCGGGTATATTTTCATTAGCTTCTTCGAGAGAAGAGTTAGACGAAGGAATAACAGGAGAAGGAGAAGAAATAGCAGGAGATGCTTCAGTCGAAGGAACAATAGAAGAGATAATTGAAGATACAACAGAAGAAATAGAGGATGGTGCAGCAGAAGAAATAGAGGATGGTGCAGCAGAAGAAATAGAGGATGGCATAGCAGAAGAAATAGAGGATGGCATAGCAGAAGATATTTCAGTATTTATTCTCTCTAATCCAGGATATGCGATAATAAGTGTTTGTATCAAAGGTTGTAAAATAGTATATCCAAATGATTCCATCTCTTCTAAATTTTTATTCTGTATATAATTTTGTAATATGTAATTATATACTTCATTTTGATAAGAACCGATCTCCGTCAAATATAAACTGAATGCATGTTCTATATTTTCGGCAGGTATTGGATTTCCATTCATCTTCATAGTAGGAAACAAATATCTAGGATAAGTATGTTCAGGAGAGAATAAACTAGGATATACTCGAAATGGAAATGTATAAGGATTTTCACCCCTAACATATGATACATATCCTGTCGCTTTTTGGGTCAATAGGTCTTCATCAATTAAATCGTCATTATTATCAAAGACATCACTACTTCGAATAATTGATCGTCGATCATTCATATTCATCATGTTTAAAATCCATACCAATTCTTTACAACTATTAAACATTGGAGTTGCCGTTAAAAAAAGTAATCTAAGATTATTCGCATTCTTAACTAATTTTTGAAATGCCTTGGATGCAATCTTATCTTTTCCATTTTTACTATCTGTTATATTTTTCATGTTCTGTATTTCATCAATAATAATCAAACTATTGTTAAACTCTCTGCGTAAATTATATACAGAAATATCTGTCATATCATCTCCAATCACTTCATTTATTCTGTGTGCAAATTTGACATATCCATAAAACTTATAATTTTTCTTAATTAATCTATTTACTTCTTTCACAATCGTGGCACGACTGACTCGAATATTTGTAGGATTGACTTCATTGATTAACTGATTCCCTATTATATTATTCATTGTCCATGGTTGAGTCTTACTCATTTTTGCCTCATCGAATAATTGAAGTTTAAAATTATCAACAACATTTGAAGAAGCAACAATGATAATCTTCTTTTTAACACCGATCCTTTTTAAATATTCTCTCATTTCTTCTGCAATACCAATTGCAGTTAATGTTTTTCCACTTCCTAATCCATGAAATAATAGTAAACTGTTATATGGTGTTTGAAAAGAGAGATAATTTCGGACAAAATGTTGATGAGGTGCCAATTCAAAATCCGCATTGATGATTTTATTTGCGAATTCATCAAAGTTTTCTTCATTTTTTTCTTGACTTTCAACAATTTCATGTAAAGAACCATCATATTTGGTTTCTTGGAATTCTTTTTTCTCCGCGATTTTAGCATTAAAGTTCTTATCATTTAATGTTGGATACAGAAAATCATCTGGTGGTTGTGTTACTGATTCTTCTCTCTCTTTTATTTCTTTTTGAATTAAAAAATCATTACAAGACTTACTGTATTTATTTTTTGATTCTTTACATGATGTTTCAAGAGGAGTTACTTCTTCTGTAGAAATATCAGTAAACAAAAGAGGAGGTTCTATAATTCTTTCATTGATATCATTTTGAATAATAATTTTCTCTGGAATCAGAGAAATCAGAGAAACAGCTGGAGCAATAGGAGAAGGATTCAGAGAAGGATTCAGAGAAAGAATAGGAGAAGGCGTTTTCTCTAATACAGGAATAATCTTCTTTGTTCTAGGTTTTCGTGGGTTTTTTTGAATAATAATAGGTTCACCATTTTCATCTTCTAATACAGGAATAATCTTCTTTGTTCTAGGTTTACGTGGTTTTGGAGCAACAATAATAGGTTCGCCATTTTCATCTTCTAATACAGGAATAATCTTCTTTGTTCTAGGTTTTCGTGGTTTCTTCAGAGCAGTTATATCCATTTATAATTATATTATAAAATATAATTATAATTATCACACACTAAAAACGAACTACGCATATAACAATATCGCATGCATTGTCTCATGAACCTTGCGTAAGACTGTTTTTTTCTCTAAATGATATGGTCTAATAGATTCCATACATTCATCATATGTTTTCCATTCTAATTTACTAACTTCTGCTTGTTGAAACTGTAAAGACCCAGTCGACAAATCATTGATATTGTCGGTATCTGGTTTATACACAGCAATAAAATACTTATGCTTATAAAATTTATGATTTGATCCTATAAACAGTTCTTCATATGGTATAATATTATCTATCAATTGTATTTTTTCGATGTCGATACCAGTTTCTTCATTACACTCTCTCAACGCACAATCTACATCTTTTTCCTGATAATTTTTGCGCCCTTTTGGAAACTCCCATTCTGTCTCTTTCCAATGAGTTGTGCTTTCATCAATCAAATCTTTTAGAAAATATGTTCGGTCATTATAATCAATTCCATTCATTAATAATTCATACTTGATATTTGAATTATTTGCTTCATTCTTATATAACGGATTTACAGTAACTCTTCCCCACATTTTTCTCCATAAATCTTCAAATGATTGTGTCAATAAATTGTCTTTTTCCAAGAGAGACATTTCGTTAATTTTTTTTTGAAGATGATATATATTATTCACGTTATATTTGCCGCGTATAAAGTCAATATACCCGAAACTGTCTTTTCGTCGAATCATGAGATAGTATATTTCCCCTTTCACAACCTGAGTTAAAATGATACCACAACTGATAATAGGCAATTTACATTGATGTAATAAATGCCCGGTTTTTGAACAATTATTACACAAAATCGTTTTATTCATTATATGACTTAAATAATCATCTTTTAGTTTTTAAATTCTTTTATAATTAATTTGTCATAAATAATAGTAGCATTCGGTGCGAATCGTTTTTGTTAAGAGTTTAATGTGTTTCGTATTATATTATGCCTAAATATATAAATCAATCATTTACATCCACATTAGATCCTGCGATATGGGGTCCACATTTTTGGTTTTTCTTACATACAATTGCGGTATCATATCCTCTTTACCCAAACACAATTACCAGAAAAAAATACTACGAATTTATTCATAATTTGCCTCTTTTTATTCCTGTTGAAAATATCTCAAAGTATGTTTCCAAATTATTAGATAAATATCCAGTAACTCCTTATTTAGATAATAGAGATTCATTTATTAGGTGGACACACTTTATACATAATAAAGTAAATCAAAAATTGGAGAAACCAAAAATATCATTGGAAGAGTTTTACGTCCAATATTATGAACATTATAAATCAAAAAATGTCAAATTAATAGAATTCAATAAATTACGTAGGCATATTGTATATATTTTTTTAATTGTTTTATTAGGATTTGTGATATATTATATACATTATAAGTCCTCTTTTTGAGAAAGGTTGAAAATAATATTAATATGTTGGTATATTATAATGAAACATGGTGGAACAGTTATCGAATCAGGTGGATTTGGTTGTATTTTTAAACCGCAAATAAAATGTGATCCACTGCATATAATTGGAAATACCAATATATATGACAAGACAGGTATTTCTAAAATAATGCGATTACAACATGGACTCGATGAATACGATGAAATAATCAAGTTCATTCCTATTTTAAAGACGATACCGAATTATAAAAACTACTTTATTATTTCACAGTTTACGATTTGCCGTCCTGTTAAACTTACTAAATCTGATTTGAAAGATTACGATACAGTGAATTGTTCTTCGTTAAAGAAAAAGGGAATTACAAAAGACAATATAAACGATCATTTGAGCAAATTATTGACATTAAACATGCCATATGGTGGAATAGATCTAGACTGCTATATCAGCAAAAATCTATATGATTCTGCGCGTATCATAGAATTCAACAATAAAATGATTGATTTGCTCGATAATGCCATATTACCAATGAACAAGAAAGGAATATATCACTCGGACTTGAAAGCAAATAATATATTAGTCAATAATGAAAATGGACATTTACGTTTTAGACTAATAGATTGGGGTCTCTCTACTATTTATTTTCCTGGTAAACAAAATGTATCTGTCGAAACAAATTATGGATTCACAGATGATTGGAAATTTATACCCGATGCATATAGAGACCGTCCATTTCAGTTCAATGTTCCATTTTCATGTATATTATTTTCTACAATTTTCAAAGAAATGTATGAATTATTTCTTATAACCAACAAACGAACTCACAAAGATATTCGTGATTTTTTACAAGAATTTGTTAAAACACATATTGAATATCGTGGTTCTGGGCATTTATCAAATTTTAAATCTATTTTCAGTAAAATGTATGGAACACCTGAATTTACAACAACAATAGAAAAATTACATGGTAAAATAGATATTATACAACAAAATGTAAATATAAAACATATTGGATATATTATCGATTATCTCTGTAATATTTTAATAAAATATACGAAAAATGAAAAATTTGATGTTTTAGGATACTTAAATGAAGTATATATTAAAAATGTTGATATATGGGGATTTGTCATGACATTTCTTCCATTAACAGAACAAATAATGCAATACGAATTAATTCAGCCATCTCAAAAAACTTCATTTTATCGAAAAATAATACATACCAGTTTGAAAGATATGATAAATATATTATTAAAATATAGCAGTTCTCCAATCAATATTGATGAATTAAAGAAGGTGTTATTATCATTGAATAAAAAGTTACAACGCTTAAGCAGAGAACCGGTATTATTACAAAAATTAAAACAGCGACAAATACAGTCTCTGAAAATACGTAGTAAAATAAAGATTCTTCGTCGAAAAATGCTTACGCGCAAAAAGAGAGAAAGTCGTCGATCAGGTAAATTATAATAAATTCAATTTAACCAAGAAAAACCCAACTATTATAATGAGTGTTCATATATTCTGCCGTTTTACTTTCTTTATACTGAAACATCTTATACGCTTCTTTGGCATGTAAGAATCGGCCTATATAACCTAAAATCATGATAATAATTAAGACTCCAACAAAACGCATGTTAATATTTTTACTAAAAAATTTATTTACAAATACATAACTTGCGAGATTCAAGAAGATTGTATAAATTGTTATGTTAACTAATATAGATAGACAGATGATTGGTATTAACTTCATAAAGGCAATCCATGACGTTTTTGGATTTGTCGTTTCCAAAAATAGTTTCGTAAACATATATATATATTATAATATTTCTTTGAAACAAATATTCAAAGAAATATACGAGGGTAAATATATCAGTTATTATATGAGACTTGAAATTATTATTATTGCCATTACCGCTGTCTTCATTTATAATGTATATTATGATGGAAATATTTTAAAGAAGATCTATTCATATAAGAAATATTTCACAATGGGTATAATTGCCATTATAGGCATATCGATTTATCTGTTAATCAAACGGGATCCCATGCAATCAAAGAAGATACTTCTTTATGCGAATAATATGATAAAATATATGCCGATAGATAAACAGACGATGAATTTTATTTCTCCTATTATTGATTTCACATCTCCCAAAGATAATAGTGGATTTATGATGGGAATGAACAATAATTCACAATCACCTACAAAAGGTTTCAATGGTAGTGGTGGCAGTGCTACTAAGAGATCAGTATCTGAAACAAAGAAGAAATATGTAGCGTCGCAACAACATTGGAAATGCGGTGAATGTCATCAACAGTTGAACCATACTTTCGAAATAGATCATCGTGTAAGATTAGAATATGGTGGTGGAAATAATGTGGAGAATTTGGTGGCACTATGTAGGAATTGTCATGGAGAAAAAACTGCTAGTGAGAATATGTAAATCATAATATTTATATAATATATACTATTAATGGAAGCGGCAGCAACAGGAGCAAATAAACCCCCGCCAAAGGATTCTGAAACAAAAAATATATTGAACGCAATTGATTATAAAAATCTCGGTAATTATTTTGGTAATCCTGTGATAATAACTATTTTATATTTCATTATTTTAATCAGTTTTATTGTGGTATTATTTTCAACGACATATGTGACGATATCATCATTAATTACAATATTTTTCGTATATCTCTTAATAAAGCAAATATATTATGCGCTTAATGATAAATCAGGTAAGGCTGCAAGTCTTTGGTCATTTGCGTTGCCCATCTTTTTAATTATTTTTACATTGGCATGTAATGCTTTTTTACCGAAAAGTTCAAAGTTTGTCTTAACGAATCAAAGTAACATAATTCAAAATATACAAATGCCAATATATTCTATTTTATATGCTTCAATTATATACGGTATTTTCTTCATATTTATGTTAATATATCATACATTTGACAAAAATAAAATTACATTATTATGCGTGTCATTCTTTTTCATCATATTATCTTCAATGTATATTGTAACAAGATCAAATTTGCCACAAGATGTGACAAAAAGTCAAACAACTTCAATGATGATAAATACACTTGTTTATACACCTCTTGTTGCTTCTTGTATTTATATTATATACGTATTTATGACGTATAAAGGGTTCATACTCAGTGGCTATAATGATATTAAGAACACGTCTTTAATGAATAATATTACACGCGTAATACCTACACCAGCTGCATCAACGATTACGAATATGGAAGAACAGTTGAATAATCTCAAACAATATGATACATCAGGATCAAAATCATCGTCAAAGACAGAATCATTCATGCCTGGGCAGGTTGCGGTTGCCAAAGATTTATCAATATATGGTTTACTTATTATTTATGGAATCGTATTTCTAGGATGTTTCTTTACATTTTTGAATACGACAGCCAATACGAAATATAATTCATTGAATGAGTTGGTTATCATACTGATAAATGGATTTATTATATCGGTTATTGCAGTTTTAACAATGAAAATGACTTCTGCTGGTTTCTCTTCGTTTCAAAATGATTCGATTAAAGAATTAAATAAATCAATGAAAACTGCTGAAATTAAAAGGGGGCAATATTTTGGTAGGTTGGGATTAGAAAATGAGGAATATGGAGTTCTCGCATTGTTAATAGTATATAATGTTGCCATAGCAAATGTATTTAATAATGATTATTTCAGTAAAGATAATGAGATATTTGTCAAGTTTCTCTCTTCATTCATTCCGTCTTCGTATATAACCAAATATGAAAATAGTCTACCAACTCTTAGTATCATAATTACATATATTATTACATTTGCGATATATTACAAAGTAATAATGAAAGAGAGAAATGTAAAGAACGATTCAGACTTACTAATGTTTTTCATTACATTAATTTTATTCATAACAGTAATATTATACATAAATGGTAGTAAATTGGCACAAGGTTCTTCATTGAATAATGGTATTTCGCCTTATATATATGCGATTATAGCATTTGTGATCATTTTCTGTGTAGGATTATTTCTCATATATATATCGACAAAACTGAATATGAATCTCGCGTTTTTTAATATGGAAAAAGATCAGTTGATGCAATCAATTACAGTATCTCTTTTCATCCTGTTTGGTATTTTTTTCTTATTTTCATTGATTAATTGGATCATCCAGTTATTTCAAGTATTTACATTTAAAAACTCAGATGGTTCATCAAGTGTCTTTGGGATTATATTAAATTTTGCAATTATCATCACGTTATTGGCGATTATATACAGAATGATGTCATATAGTAATTTATTCAAAGGGTCAACATTTATAACAGACAGTCCATTATCGCAACTCATAATAGGTTGTATTTTCTATATACCTTGTTTGCTGATTGCACTGATCGATATATTGTCAGGTTATTATAAAAAGGGTTCAACTGTTATGGTAAATGCGATGAAACGAGCATCAACCGGTGATTTGGCAAGTTCAGTTTCTTCATTACAAATTACGCCAAGTAGAACAGATATTATTTTGCTGATTCTTATAGTCTTATTATATCTCATATATTATAGTATTCCATACACATATACATTATTTTCATCGCAAGGTGGACAGCTTCTATTAAAAGAGCCTGTATATACAGATAAAGAAATAGTTTTAGCAACATATACATCATTGAATCCTCAAGTAAATTCGACAAAAAAATCATTTAAACTATTTAATTATGATTTTTCATGGTCGAATCCAGATTATAACGCAACGCAAGTGATTACTCATTCTTATAATTATGCATTATCATGTTGGATTTTTATAGATGCGAATAGCACAGCAAATAATCGAGGCGATACTTTTCATTCTCTTATAAATTATGGTGGAAAACCAAATGTTCAGTATAGAGGAAATGATAATCAAATGATAATAACAATTGAAAAAATGGATGTATCAGGAAATCCAACATTATATGAAGGAAAAAAGTATGATTTAGATGATGATGGAAATTTCATTGTTTATAGAAACAAAAATGTATTGTTACAAAAATGGAACAATATAGTGATCAATTATAATAGCGGCATTTTAGATATATTTATAAATGGTAAATTACAACAATCGTTTAATGGAGGATCTATTCCTTATATGAAATTGGATAATATCACAATAGGAGAGAAGAATGGATTACATGGAGGTATATGTAACGTTGTCTATTTTAGCGATGCATTAAATATAAAGCAGGTGTATTATTTGTATACTTCGGT